AATCATCCAGATGCATTTGAATGTAGAGTATACGACGACTAATGGCATTAGAAGAATCCCTATTGGGCAACAGTCAATTTTTAGGCAGGGACGGATTCAGATGGTGGATCGGTCAAGTTGCTCCTAGGGAAGCTCAGAAAGATCAGATTGATGATGGTGATGGTTGGGGTCAAAGATATAAAGTAAGAATAATGGGTTATCACCCATTTACAGATGACCTAGAAGATGTAGATTTACCTTGGGCAATGTGTATGTTGCCAACTACATCAGGTAGTGGTGCTGCTAACTATTCAAAATCAACTCAACTACAACAGGGTGATGTTGTATTTGGATTCTTTTTAGATGGCGATGAAGGTCAAGTCCCATGTATCCTTGGTCATTTTGGTCAGGCAGCAGGTGTAAAGAACTCTGGAGAATTTGGCGGGAAGTTTGAACCAGGCACAGGATTTACAGGTAATATAAAAATAAATCCTAAGACAGAGATTGTAGAAGAAACTGGTAAACCAGATACAACAAACGAACAAAATAAAAAATCAAATACCACTAACTCTAGCGGTACAAAAGGAAAGAATGTAGATCAATCTGGTGCAGGTAAAAAAGAAATAGTAGCAGATACTTGTACACCATCTGCTATCTCTAGAATGGCATTGCAACTAGAGACTATGGCACAGAGGATAGAAGATCTCCAGATGACAGGAGCTAAATTAGAGGCAGAGATAAATGCTGTTGCCGAGGCAGTTGAGACTCAAGCAAATGGATTTGTTGGTAGTATGTTTCAAGGTTTATATAATCACTTAGAACCACAATTACAGGCAGGATTAGATAAAATATATACAGATAAGTTTTCAGAAGTAGTTGCTCAAACAGGTGATTCACCTCAGTCATATGCTCTGGGACATGCTGCAGGTGTAGCATCACAGGTAGGAGAAGTTGTTAATATTAAAAACGCAGAGAATGCTTTGGCATGTGTAGCAAATAAAGTAGTAGAAGGATTAAGAGGAACTGTATCAGATATGCTAAAAGATTTATTAGCATCTGGTCTTGGTATTGCAGGTTGTGTCACAGCAAACTTTGTATCAAAATTTTTAAATAATATAATAGATGATATCTCAGGTGCTATGTCAGGACCTTTGAGTGGATTAAGTAACTTATTACCTGGTGGATTAGATGTTGCAGAATTTTTAAGAAGTTCTGCTTTCTTACTAGAAGACTTCTCAGGATTCTTAGATTGTGGACAGACTAATAAAGATAAGTGTCCCCCTGCTAAGAAATATGAGGTTGGTGGTAGTGTTATGGAGAAAGGTGCTGATCCATATAATTATATTACATCACAAATGCAAAAGTCTGCTAAACCTGGTGGAGGACTTGGTTCTGCTGTTGGTGGTGCGTTGGGTGGACTTGGCAGTGCAATAGATTCTGTAACTGGATTTGAATTTGGTAGTCTAACTCCTGACTTTGGTAATTTAATTCCTAAAGGTATATCTGATACTCTTGGAGCACCTGGCAGAGTAGCAGGATTAATAGAAGATCTTAGTGCAGGTGGATCATGTGTAGGTGGTAAGAAAGATTGTGGTGATGCTAAATTACAAATCTTTGGTGGTGGTGGAATCGGTGCTATTGGTAATGTCGTTGTTGGTGGTATTGTAGAGAATAGTGGTCTGGGTGGAATTGCAGAAGGTGTTACCAGAACCGCAAGTATTATTGGTGTAGATATGAAGATACCTGGTGTAGGATATAAGACACCACCTGCTATTAGTTTCTCAGATAAATGTGGAGTAGGATTTGGAGCTCATGGTCATGCAGTTTTAGATGATAATGGTGGTATCGCTGCTATTGTTATGGATAGTGTAGGTGAGGGATATCCAGTTGTTACAGATCCTCCAGAAAATGTTGGTGTTACAACTGTTATCGTTGAAGATCCTGGCAGAGGTTATGTACCTGGTGATCAAATTGATGAAACTGTATTCATATTCCAAACAGGATTTGCACCTGCTGAGGAGGATGCTTATGCAAATCTAACTACAGAGGAGATCCTAAAGACTCCTGTATTTGATGTAAAAGTAGATCCAGAAACAGGTGGAGTACAGTCAGTTGAGGTTCTAAATATTCTTAAATATGATGTCCCTCCTGTGATAGAGATGAAATCTGCAACTGGTGTCGGTGCTGTTCTTAGACCAGTATTCGGTACAATACCAGAAGCAAAAGCACCTGCTAGAGTTGCTAAAGTAATAGACTGTATAGGTAAAATATAATGGCAGAACAGAACTGGGGAAGAAGAGTTGTTGATTCTAGAGGTGGACACTTTAGAATAGAAACTGGTAGTCCAAGACAAGGAAGAGACGGTCCTGAACCAACTAAGATATATTCATCTAATGATAATGGTGAAGTATTTTTAATAGCACATGGTCATGGGACAGGACTAGGTAGAATATCATCTGACAAAAGTATAGAGATCAATGCGGGAGATAAAAACGATCCTAATAGTATTGACATTAGAGTAAGTGCTGCTACAGGAGATATAACTATCACTGCTTCTAGAGGTAGAATTAGATTACATGGAAAAGATCTTATGCTTACTGCTGATAGGGATGTGGATATAAACGCAGGAAGAAATATTAACTTACACTCCTCTGCAGGTAGAATTTTTCTAGATGCAAATACTGCACAAGTTAAAGCACTGAGAGGTAATTTAGTTCCTGAGACATGGGGTGCAAGGATAACCAAAAATAGTTTTATTCCTGATAGTACATTAGCAAAGATTTTTGCTCCACTGGCACAGTCAGTAATATCAGGTGCAGCAGCAGGTAGTTTCAATGGTGTAATAGGAGGAGCATTGAAAGGATTTGGATTTAGTCTCAAAGATTTGGGTGTTACTCCACAGACAGGTGGTATAGAGGCAATAGAAAAAACCGAGGCAGCAACAACTCAACAAACACCTGATCCATTACAAAATCCAGATAATCTAATAGAACCATCAACACCAATACCACCTGTAGAAGGTCAAGTATTGACAGGTAATATAGATTCATTGAACTCATCAGCAGCAAATGAATTAGGTGTTACTGAAGGTGGTAACGCACAAACTGGAAGAAAAGAAAAATTTGGAACTGGAAGTGTTGGTAAAGGTGCTGCAGCAACTGTCAGTAATCAATCTAGTGATGAATTAGCAACACTTGACGGTGGTGCTTCTCCAACTCATCCAGATATACCTCCAGAAAAACTTGATGAGACTGTAAGTAATGCCACTGCATTAAGAATGGAAGCATTAAAACAGGATCTACTTTCTGCTAAGAACACACCAAATGTTACCAATACTAATCAAGAAACCTCTGAGGATACTGAGAGGAAACTTCTTCAAGGTGAGGAAGTTATTGCTGTTGAAACAGTATCAGAGGACTTTACACTAGAATAATCATGGCAGAATCAAATCCTAATTCATTTAATTGTAGTGCTAAGAAAGACATAGCAAACAAACCATTTAAAATTGGTGATCCTACAAACTATTTTGAAGATCCTGTTGTATGCTCAGGGTTTATAGATGTACAAGGCATACCCTCTCGTCCTACTGACATTGAGATTACCAACGGTGATGTAAGAATTTACACAGGAAATTTATTAGTCAGGCCAGGAATTTCTACATTCCAAGAAGTACAGGTAGAGAAAGAACTTTATGTATGTAATGACACAGATCTAAAGTCTAGATTATATGTTGGAGGTGAAACCTTTCAGCAAGGAGATGTATTCATTCAAGGTACTACTGGAACTCCTCTAGTTGTAGCAGGTGATGCAAATTTTGGAGCAGGTATTGGACAACTAACATCAAGATTTGCAACTGCTGATAGTTTACCCAAACCATTTGACATGGTTCATCCTACCAAGGGTGAGGGACACAGACTGAGATATGCATGTATTGAAGGACCAGAGGTCGCAGTATATTGTAGAGGTAGAACTAAAACAAATGAAATAACTTTACCTGACTATTGGAAAGATTTAGTTCATGAAGATAGTATATCTGTTCAACTACAACCAATTGGATCATCACAGGATATAATTGTGATGGACTTTAATAATGAAAAGATAACTCTATCAGGAAATGTAGATTGTTTTTATCATGTATATGGAGAGAGAAAAGATATTAATCCTCTGATTGTTGAGTATGAAGGAAATACTTGGCATGATTATCCAGATCCAAACTATGATCCAAATAAAGTTCCCATAGATCAAAGAATAACCAACGACTCTAGATTCGCAGGATCACCAAATACAAATACTATATAATAGTATCCTATTCCTTGACGGTATGATTCTTTCATGCTATAATGGTATTCTCTGGTTACATCACTCTATGGGTAAAGAAGACGAGTACATTTCACGAGTAGTGATTAATGTACAAAAGCGTACTATCAACTGCATATCATCAGATGGTGAAGAAAAACTTGTCAATTGTAAGAAAGGACAAGAGTTTATAAATGTAGTTGAGTTCTGCAAAACAGTCTTAGATCCCGAAGATATCTTCTATGAGGAGATAAAAGTGGTGGCAACCTAAATATCAAGATACAAGGTAGTGACAGGGAAAATGGAAAAAGAATCAATAGATACAAGTCCATGTTCAATGGAAGAAGATGGTGCTGACTTTATAAGGGCACACATAGAGTTCATAGACATACAAAAAGATAAAATCGTCCACAAAGATCCAGTTGACGAGATGGAAAAGTACTATGAACAATACTATTATGGAAGGGGGTCAGACGCATGATCACTCCAAACTGGAAACACCATAGTAAGAAAGAACCTAAGCGAACTCTAAAACCACAAGCACTTAGAGCAGCAAAAAAAAGAACTAAAATCCTTATTTCAAAATTAGTACATTATGCCAATAGCTGAACACATGTATCCCTTTTATAGAGTATTTGATGAGAGGGGTCAGCAGTATTGTGATTGCAGTCATGAAGAATATGCAATCAGAACACTTGAGTTACATGAAGAGCATCAGAACGAAACTTTTACTTACAGAAGGATAGATGCTCCTAAACCATTACCACCACATATTGTTGATGTTACTGCAGAGCATGAAGCAGAATTACCAGGTCAACAAGGACTTCCCAGTGCTAACAAGTTAAGTCATCAAGAAGCACAAGAAAGATTGCATGATGATATTAGGAGAGAATTACAAGAGGATATGAGAGAGCCTATATATTAATAAGTAATAATACTAAAAAAGATAATGAAGAAAATTATCCCCTTCATTATGATTGCAGCAACTGGGTTATTAACTACTCAAGTTAAAGCAGATTTGACACATAGATTATCCACCTCAACACAACTTTCTGTGGATGGTGCAGCAACTCAGTCCTCAAGAATTGGGTCTACATATACTGTAAGTGGTAACAATATCACCGCAGGTACTATGGGAGGTCTAACTAAGGCATCTGGAGACACTGCAACTACAGCAGCAGCAACACAAACTCAAGGTGTTTACACTGTGACTACAGCAGGGTCGGCTTTCAGCCTTTCGGAGAGTTTTGTACATGGAGATGCCGTAGCACCTATTGGATCAGGTGTAGATGTATCTTCTGGTATAGTAGCAGACATGCCAGCTTACGGTGAAGTTGTTACACAGTCTGGAGGAGTCGCAGGATCATTAGCTGGTACAATTACATCAGCAGGTGTTATGACACTAACAGCAGGTGGAGCAGGTACAACAGCTACAGGACAATTTGTTTCCGAAATTAGCATAGATTGATATGACTAATGAAGAAACTACTTGCCAGTGTTGTGATTGTAGTCCTTGCGAGTGCGAGGAATGCGATTGCTGTTCCTGTGGTCCCTAATTTCCAACAAGGCTCGATGACGAGCCGCACCGAAACTCAGTCTACGGTGCAAGAAACCATAAATTCAATTGATTATCGTACAGGATGGGAATACTCAGTAACAGGGGTAGGCATCGAAAATGGTCAGAACCCCGTGAATCCAAATGTGACAAACTCCACAACTTATGTGTCGCCAGGAATGTCGGCAGCAAATGGCAGTGGAGTGATAACATCAAGTCTAACCTCATCATTCGATTCGTTAGATCTCTCCAGTCAACCAAACTTCACACTAAAAGATCCAGGTGGAGCATTCCAGTTCACTCAAAGTTATCAGGGACCTGGCATGACAAATCAAACAATAATTCAAAGAACAACAACTATACAAAGCGTAACCGATACTACAAGTACCTTTACACAATAGCAGCATTGTTTGTTGCATCACCAACCTATGCAGAGGGTGTAGGTGGTGTTTCTGCGACTGCAAATCCGATCGCCAATAGTTCTGGCTCGGTGACCAATCAAGCTATACAGGTTTTACAGGGTCCTTATATAACTAATACTTATGGTGGTGGAGTCAGTTGTCAAGGTAGAACATTAAATATAACTCCATACTTCCAGTTTGCAGACTCTAGAAAGCATCCATGGGAGGATTTTTATAATGAACCACAATATAATACTACAGATATAACAGGTAGAATGGTCGATCAGACTAGAACTGTCAAAAACTATCCTTGGGAGACTTGGTACAATACTGAACTCAAATCAGATGGCACTAGATGGTTTGCTGATGGTGATGATATAGAAATTACAGAGTCAGTTCCTGCAGGTGATGGAGTACCAGATGCAGTAGCAAATCAATCATTAGACCCTATATGGTATAAACCTATCAGAACAGACATGAGAGCAAATCAAAGTCTTAACTTAGGTGTATCTGCTACACTATCCATACCATTGAATAAAAAATTAAGAGATTTATGTGAACAGGCAGCAGTAGCACAGAACAACATGCAAAATCAATTAGTTGCTAATAAGAGACTTGATTTTGAATTAGCTAGGTTAAAAAACTGTGGTGAGCTAAAAAAATCTGGTATATTTTTCCATCCTCAGTCTCAATATGCTGCTATTTGCTCAGATGTGATAGTTACAGCACCAGGTGGTAGAGTAGTGCCACATGAACATCAACTCCCACAACCAAAATGGAATAATTCTACTTCTTCTTCAGAGGAGGCAGACCCTTTGAATCCCGATACTTATTTGATAAAACCTCAGAACGAGACAACTTCTTCTCCCCTTTCCCAAACTTCTTCTTCGCAGAATCAATCCCTTTCTTCACAACAGGCTTCACCACTCGGAGGAGCAGATCTGCTAAAGGTTTTGCAAATAGGGCAGACGCAGTTGCCACAGTAGCAATTACTGCTGTAGTAGATACCACTTCTACAGATGGTAAAAACTGCTCTACTGCAGGGACTGGTTCCCAGATTGTCTCACAGATCAATCCATCAGGTGTTAATTTATACCCTGCTACTTGTTCTTCACCAGTCTGAGATCTATCTCCTATTCTTCTAGCATTTACTGGAGGACACTCTATTTCTTTATCAGTCTCAGGTGTGTCTGGTGGTGATGTATCCGACTCTGGTGGTGGAGGAGGATCACCAGTATCTACTGGAGGTGCTTCCTCATTTTCTGTTACAACTGTTTCCCATGTTAAATCCTCTCGTTCATAGTCAGGCGGTTCATAGTAAGGAAGACCGCCATCACATAATACAATATTACCTTTGGGGTCGTCGTTTACTAGTGCCTTGTTCTTATTGCCTTCCTTCCGACTGGAATTCTCTCGACTTATCTTCACGCAACCAGGCATATCCACGATTGGAACTCCAATCAGAGTAGTTGCAGGTAAATGGTTTGGTATTGCTGATGGTGGTGTAAACACCCATATACGAGTATCGTATACACCTATCTTGTTTATATGTGTAAATGGTATCGAACCACCTTCTAGATTGATGTGAGGAATTGACATAATACTGCTACAGTCAAAGCACCTCTAAAAATGTTAGGCACATGCTTTAAAGGTATATATTTCATTGATACTGGTTTTTTATACACCTGCATTACTTCTGAATAGTTCATCCTATCTCCTGCAACTTCTCTACAACAGTTTTCTTTTGCATAGGTGCAACATCTTTTAATCCTTCAATACTATACCATGGTGCGTCTTCCCAAGAGAATCCTTCACCAAATGTATTGTCTGCATTAGCAACATACCAATGACATGCAGCATCTGGTACATCTACTGCACATTTTTCCCAGTCATCTGACCACTGAGGAACTTGAACCCATAATGTTTCGGCATATGCCATGTTCGGGAGATATACCATAAAGGCAAATATAATGCCTAAGATTAATGCTGAAGTGTACTTCATTTTTGTTTACCGTTGCTTGGGTAGAGTGATTTAATTTTATTTTGTCTATTTTCTTCTTTCTTTCTTCTTGCTTCTACTTCTTCGTCCCACCAATTTACTGGCCAACGATTGACTTTTAGAGCAGCAATCCACAATTTCTTTCGAGGAAGACGAAAGTATTTTCTTATTAAGTATTGGAGGGAGTAGAGTTTCATTGTTCTTTCTCAGGTTTTATACCTTTCTCTGCTGCATATAGAGCAAATGACTTTGTAGCAACTAAAGATAATATATGTTTGATGTTGTTACTATCGTTTTCATCAAGTTCTTGAGTAGCAATAGCACCTACAACAATACCTAACTCAACTATTACAACAAGAAAGATCAGTTTCAATGCCCATTTTCCTGAGTTGAAAAATCTGCTGATTTGTGTTCCGATAAATGCTTTCATTGTTTTAGTGGAGTTCCTTTTACTGGTCCTGATGTCTCAGGCCACGCATTCTTTAATTGCTTAAAGACTTCTTCAGCGACAACTTGCCTTATTTGTTCAATTTGTGCTTCTTGTCGTTTTGTAGGTCCATCATTTATGTTGTCAATTACTTGACCACCACCAACGATTGCACCTGTCCCAACGACTGCTGCTGCTGAACTATAAGTTGCTATCTTTTGAAGATCCATAATATTATTGTATAGAAGTATTTAGACTAGGCTAAATAACTGAAGCAACCTGTATCTACTGATAGTGAGATGCCATTAAATAAGTTAGAAAATTTTATAAAGAATACCGAGGGTCGAATCCTTTATGTAAATCCAAATGATTTGGACTCTACAGACAGTATCACCAACCAAGGTAACTCTTTAACAAAACCTTTCAAGACAATTCAAAGAGCTCTTATAGAGTCAGCAAGATTTTCATATCAACCAGGTATTGATAATGATGACACAGATAAGACAACTATATTGATATATCCAGGCGAACATCAAATTGATAATAGACCAGGATTTGCAATAAAACCAGACCCTACTGATGGGACTAGAGCATTATCAGTATCACCTACAGGTGCAGAACAATTAGCATCATTAACTTTTGGATTAAGTCTTACAAGTGAGTTTGACTTATCAGTTGAGAATAATGTACTATACAAATTTAACTCAGTCTATGGTGGTGTAATTGTACCAAGAGGTACTTCCATAGTTGGTATGGATTTAAGAAAGACAAAGATAAGACCTTTATATGTCCCAAACCCTACAGATGATGCAGTACCCAAATCTGCAATAATGAGAATTACAGGTAGTTGCTACTTCTGGCAGTTTTCATTCTTTGATGGTGATGAAAACGGTTTGGTATATACCGATCATCAACAATTTAATGAAGCAAATCAATCAAAACCAACATTCTCTCATCACAAATTAACTTGTTTTGAGTATGCTGATGGTGTGAATGATGTAGAAGGGTATGTAACCGACCTTAGTATGTACTATTACAAACTAAGTTATGCATACCAAGAACCAACTGGTAGAGAGGTCGATTATGAGTATCCTAATTTCTTAGGTGACTTCGATAAAGTAAGACCAGAATACGAGATAGTTGGTGCGTTAGGTAATGACCCTATTATTATATCATCAATTATAGCAGGTGATGGTACAACAGCTACCACTCAGGTAACTGTCACAACCCAGTCACCTCATGGATTGACTACAGGCACACCAATTAAGATTAGTGGTGTCAATGTTACACCATATAATATATCAACATCTGTTCAGAGTGTACCATCAGCTACGCAGTTTACATACTTAATACCTGATGTCCCTGCTAACTTACCTGCTACACCTACAAATATTAGTGCAGCAAGAGCAACTATTGAAGCAGATACTGTAAAAGGTGCATCACCTTATATCTTTAACTGTTCTCTAAGATCAGTCTATGGTATGAATGGTATGAAAGCAGATGGAGCAAAGGCAGATGGTTTCAGATCCATGGTTGTTGCTCAGTTTACTGGTATATCACTACAGAAAGATGATAGAGCATTTGTAAAATATAATAAAGAGAGTCGTCAATATGAAGGAATAGCATATCAAAAGACTACAGGTGCTACCCTAGCAGCAGAATCTAGTTCTACTGACCCTAACACAGTGTATCATTTAGATAGTGGTGCAATATATCGTAAGGGATGGGAACAAAACCATGTAGAAATGGATAATGATGCAGTCATGCAGATTGTATCAGTATTTGCTATTGGTTATAATGGTCATATTAAGGGGTCAGGTGGTGCTGATGCTTCAATCACTAACTCTAACTCCAACTTTGGACAACATGCCTTAATTGCAGGTGGATTTAGACCAGATGCTTTCCCAAGGGATGATCAAGGATATATCACACACATTGTTTCTCCTGAGTGGGTTCCTACTTATGAGGAAAACAGAGATAAAATATCATATTTCCAGTTAGATGTAGATAAAACACAACAGGCAGGTATATCATCACACTTATATCTCTCTGGATTCAATAGAGAAGATGTACCACCACTTCCATTAACACAGGGTTATAGATTAGGTGCAAACTTAAATGAAGAATTATATGTATCCATAGGTGGTACTGAATTTGGATCTCCAGTTTATATGCCAGAGAATGTAACAACTGGTGTTCAAACTGCAGGTATCGGTATTAATTCCCATCAAGGAACTAAATTTAGTACTGCAGGTGTACCTAATACTAATTTTGAACTGGCAATACAAGATATTGGTATCGTAAATGGTGAGACAATTCGTGTTATTAGTGATGATGGTGACCTACCAGAGGGATTAGAACCAAATAGAGTTTACTATGCAATCAAATCTACACCAACTGGTTTAAAATTAGCAAGCACATTATCAAATGCTATTAATAATATTCCTATATCAGTTTATGGTGGTAGTGATTTAAGAATAGAAAGTAGAGTTAGTGATAAGAAACCTAATGACATAGGACATCCAGTTCAGTTTGATGATACACAGAAAAACTGGTATGTTTTAACTGAGACAAACTCTAATCTTTACGATCAACTTAATAACAATGATTATGTTAAAAATAATCCTGAGACTGATGCATCATACTTCAAGAGATATGAAGATCGTAGAGGTATTGATAACAAATTATATAAAGTTCGTTATGTAATTCCAAAAGAGGCAGAGAACTCAAGAGATCCCGTAGATGGATTTGTATTGCAACCTTCAAGCACAACTGGATTTGCAAAAACATCTGATGCTACTGCAACTTCAATTACTTCTTCGGATAATAATTTCAAGAGAAACTACGGGTTTATTGCAACAACAAGTGAAGTAGGTAATACTGTCACAGTTAGAGCAGAACTACCACATGGTGTAAAGGTAGGACAACTTGTATATACTGAGAATATTCTTGATAGTAACAACCCTACAGGTGTAGATAAAAGAGGATATAATGGATTCTATACTGTAACTGGAGTTCCTAATAACATGGAGTTCCAGTATAGTAATACTGATGTAGATGGAGATACAAAAAATACAGGTAATTTCATAGACAATACTGCAAATAGAGGTTTAGATTTACCTAGATTTACTGTTAAGGATAACAAAGGTAACTTTGATGTGTATAGATCTACAGTATTGAAACCTTATGTTAAAGGTGAAACTGATGGTGTATATCTATTAGAAATTTTAGCATCTGATTACACACCACCTGGCGAATTTACAGATCAAAATTATAGTCAGCAGGTTAGTGATTTCTATCCACAGTTAGATAGAGATAATGTAAGAAAGAACCCACCTGCTATGAAGTCCTTCGCAAGAAGAGCTCCACTTGGTAAGGTTGATTCTAATAACATACTTAACTCATCAACTAGAGAAGCAATAGATAAATTTGCACAAAATTTTGGTGTTGGTCTTGGTGTCTCTAGTGTTACTCCAGTATCAGCAGGTATTGTAACTGTTCAACTTACGGGACAGCATGATTTCAACGGGGTGAAAGAATATGAAAATCTATCACCATTTAGTAGTGGCACAGGATTTGCTGTTACAGACAAATATAATGTAAGATTATTAGATGGATCACAAAATTGGAATGGTGCAACTGCACATATAAAAGTTGGTGTTGGTTCTACTTCGATAACATATTTCAAACTACAGTCACCTGGCTCTGGTTATGTTGGAGGAGAGACATTATTCCCTGAGAACTTTACAGGTGCATCCATAGGAGTTCCAACTGCAGGTATTATTAACAATGTCAATGATACAATACAGGTAACTGGTGTAGGTAAGACATCTGATGGATATTACAGAATTACATCCATTCCTTCTTCAAGTAGTATTGCTATTGCTGCTACCGCAGGAGATCCCACAATAATTCCTAATAATTCTGCATCTGGACAATACATCTTTAAATCAGGTCCTTCTGTTGCTATAGCATCTACTCATTTTGATGTTACTACAGGATTGACAACATTTACTACATCTACTCCTCATAATATTAGGAGAGGAGGACAGTTTACACTTGTAGATAATAACAATAATAAGATAGGAGATTTCTATAGTAATACTATCGCATCACCTAATGAGTTTACTTCAACCACAGTCACAGATCCAGTATTTGTATCAGGATATAGAATACTACCACATGCTTTCTCAGATAACAACCAGACAGTTGATGTTAAAGAAGCAATAGGTGCTAGATATTTCAATCTATATGGTGGAGATAGCGTAGGATTAAAAACTGATATAACAGCAACAGCAACAGTAATTCCAGTACAACATGCTAGTGGTATTGGTACTGCAAATAGATTTGAATTAGGAGATTATCTTGAACTTAATGAGGAGATTGTAAGAGTTGCTGACACAGGACTAACTGGATCAGGAAATGATTCACTCACTGTTCTCAGAGGTCAGTTAGGAACAGTTCCTAAGACTCATGTGATTAATTCTCCAATGCGTAAGATAAGAACTCTGGCAGTGGAGGGTAGAAGACCATCTATCTTAAGAGCATCAGGTCACACATTTGAATATCTTGGTTATGGTCCTGGTAACTACTCAACTGGTTTACCACAGGTACAGAACAGAACTCTAACTGAGACTGAGGAATACTTAGCACAGGCACAGAATAGAGGTGGTGGTTCAAATGTATATACAGGACTAAACAATAGAGGTGACTTCTTTATTGGTAATAAGAAGATTAACTCTGCAACTGGACAGGAAAAATCATTTGATATTCCTATCCCAAGCATAACAGGAGAAGATCCTTCTGCAAACTCTGTTGTATTTGATGAAGTCACAGTTAAACAGAGACTTAATGTTGAAGGTGGTACTGGTCAAAACATACTATCACAACTTGATGGTCCTGTTACTATGACCAATGATGTTTCTATGACTGGTAAGGTAGTATCCAGTGGAACTATCGAACTAGCAGGAGACATTGACTTCTCTGGTTCATTCCCTAATGGTGCTGCTATCAACAATGTACTTGTTGGTGTTGGTACTAATAAGAATGAGATTACAACTAAAACACTTCAAGGTAACTTGGTTCTAAATGCAGCACCTGGTTTCAGAGTTGCAATTGCAACTGATACACAGTATGATGCACCTGTAACTTATAACCAATTAGTTGAGAATACTGGATTCACAACATTTAGTGGTGATGTATATTTCGCAGGTGCAGGTGCTACATTCTGTGGAGGACCTTTACATGTCTGTGATGACATTGTTGCGTTCTATGGTCAATCATCTGATATATCATTGAAAGAGAATATATCTACACTAGATAATCCTCTTGCCAAAGTTATGCAAATTCGTGGTACTGAATACGACTGGAAGGAAGGTAACAAAAACTATTCTGGACATGACATAGGTGTGATCGCACAAGATATTGAGAAGGTTTTACCAGAAGCAGTATCAACCAAACCTGATGGCACAAAAGGTGTCCACTATAATAAACTTATACCTCTACTCATAGAGGCAGTCAAAGATCTTTCCAATAAGGTTGATGACATCAAAGATAAATAACTCAAGGGTTTTACCTACTAAAAGATAATGCCAAGCAATTATAAATCAGTCATAAATTTCAGAGATGGGATTCAAGTAGATACTGATGACCTCATCTCCAATAATGGTCTGGTGGGTATTGGTAGTACAATACCTAGACAACAATTAGATGTTCGTGGTAATGTCATAGTATCTGAAGGTGCAGAATTTAATAATGTAACAGTTACAGGTATTACTTCATTTAAGAATGATGTTGCTGTTAGTAGTGGATCATCAGTAGGTATAGGAACTACAGTTCCAGAGGCAGCATTTCAAGTTGGTATTGGAACTACAGGATTCACAGTAGATGAGCAAGGTAATGTTACTGCTGTAGAATATTTTGGTTCTGGTGCAAATTTAACAAATATTCCCGCATCAGTTTGGACAAATCCTGGTGCAGGTGACACTATCTTTACATTAAAAGATGTAGGAATTGGAACTGAACAACCCAGAGGTGGTTCAGATTTTGCTGTAGGATATGAAATATACATGGATGCCGAGAGTGGTATCGGTACATTTGAAGGATTAGTAACAAAAAATATCACAGTATTAAATCAGACAGGTGCAGGACAGGGTAATATAAACGCTGATGTTGGTACATTCTCAACCATAACAGCATCCAGTGCCATTGTTGGAAGTCTAGCAGGTAATGCAGATACTGCTACAGTTGCAACCAACGCACAAGGATTGACTGATGTACCTGCTATAATTGTCAGCAGTATTGTATCTGGAGGTGGAACATTCTCCAACCTTACAGAGTTTGAGTCTATACAAGTATCAGGTGGAATCACAGCAAGCAATGGTATTGTTACTGCAACCACATTTAGTGGAACTGCAACTACATCATTAAATGCAGCAATTGCGTATGGTATAGGTGGAGATCCAGATATTCAAGTAGATTCTGTTGACATCAATGGTACAGCACCTACATTCCTCAGAGGTGCAGGTGTTAGCACAGTAGGAGAAGATTTAAGAGTTGGAAACTTTATTGGTGTAGGTAATACTATATCTGCAGTTGGTGATGCAGGTGGATTTATTGGTACAGTTAGAGTCCATAATGGTGATCTAATATTAGGTGGAAGTATATCAATCGGTGGTAGTTTAGTAGGTACTGTTGAGTTAGGTTCTACACAAAATATTAATGTATTAAATGTTGGTGCAGGTCTATCTGTTGCAGGTATATCAACATTCCAAGGAACTGTCACAGGTGGTGCTGACTTTAATGTTACTGGAACTGTAACCGCAGGAGAATTAGATGCAACTGATAGTTCAAATATTGGTGGAGGACAGACTATTGGTAGTGGTCTAGTTGTTGGTAATACCGTTGCAGGTTCAGATATAAGAGTATTGAATGGTGGTGGACTAATCATAGGATCAGGAATTACTATGAATGGTTCTATCACTGGTGCTGATGCTATCACAGCGACTGGTGCTATTAGTGGTGGAAATATTACAGGTGCAAGTATAGTTGGAACTAACTTAAATGTTGCAGGTATATCCACAATAGGAAATGCAAAGGCAAGTAGTTTAGAAATAGCAGGTGGTTTAAATGTAACGGGTATTGGAACAATATCAACGGGTCAAATTCAAATTGATGGTCTTACAGGTGTTGTATCTGCTGTTGGATATAGAGCATCAGGTGTTAGTACATTTAGTGATATATTAGTTACATCTGGACAGAACACTAGAATGTTCAGTCAATATGTTGGAGTCAATACTGGAGTTCGTAGAATTACAGATGGTGTAGAGATATATGCTACACAGTCAGAATTGTTCATGGACGCATACTCTCAGGGTGTTGGTATTGGAACAACATCTGGTGACAGATTGATGAACAGTAAGTTCTATGTTGGTTACGGTAGAAATGGAAATGCTTTATTAGATTCAGTAAGTATATTTGAGAGTGGTAGTATTGGTATTGGTACAACTGCAGTTGCTGCTACAAGTCAAGGAGTAGAGAGTGTAGACATCTATAGAAATATTAGATTGTTTGGAGATCACACTGGTATGGGTGGCACTGTGGGTGTTGCTACAAATGTGGTTCAAGTTGGTTTCAACACTACTCAACCTGGTGGTGCATTAGATATGAGAGCAGCAGGAGCTCCACTATGTTTACCAGTATGCGAAGGAAATACAGATAATAGTGGTATGTCATTCTTCCACAGTGATGGAGATCATACTGGTAACATCTGGTTCAGTAAGCATGATATGAAACTTAGAGTTGCTATGGGTCAGGGAAGTGGTAACTTTATTGGTATGGTGTCAGAGACATATGGTAAGACACTTAATGACTGGATGGCGATTAGAGGATTCAAAGGTCCTATATTTGAGAGTGAGCAAAGTAAAACAAACCAGACACCAACATTCCCAGTAGATGAACCAGTTGGTTGGACAACTTCTAACATGGGTTATTTCTCACCTACACATCAAATACAGGTTTATTGTGCAGATGATCAGTGGAGATCATTAGTAGGTAGTGCAACCACTGGTTATGAAATAATTACAGTAGGAAATACTGCTGTACTAAATCTAGTAGGAGTAGGTTCCATTGTACTAGGTTCATTCAGTTGAGGAAACTATGGCAGCACCTGATTGGTCAAATACTACCCAACAATTATTAAAAACATCTGACATACCAAATAATACTGAGTTTTCATTTGGTCAAATTAGAGCAGCAATAGGTGATACATCAAAATCTATTTCTGCATCAGAATTGTATAGAGTTACAGATATAGACGCACCATATAATTTCCCTGCACATCCTACATCCTCAGATCCACATTTACCATATATTTTAGATGCTGTAGAAAATGTTGGAGTACCTACAAGTGGTGCTATATCACCTCAAGATGTAAAAGATATAATAAAAGAATATGTTATAGAACAAGACCCAAATGCAACTGAGCAGAAATTTGATGCAGGTACTCTTACAGGACCTGACACACCAACTGCTAGTGTAAACTGGGGAAATAATCTCAATAGAAATATTACCAAATACTTAAAAATTAGAGGTAGGATAGTCTCAGATGATACTAGCACACCTGCTGTATCAATTGCCAGTTCTGCATCATCTAATCTTAATCTATTTGTTAATAATTCTCCTGCAGGTATGGGTATCATGGCAGCAGGTGGTGTTAAAGGAACAGGAACAGGAAATCCTGGTGGTCATGCTATAACAATATCAAATCCCTCTGCACCTGCAACTAGAGTTGTATTTGTATCATGTGAAGGATCAACTTCTAAAATATGGGCAGGTGGTGGTGGAGGATTTGATGGTGTAGACGGTGTAGATGGGACAGATGGAAGTAATAATGTGTCACCAGGTCAGGCAGGTGTTGATGGTCAACCTGGTGCTGATGGTCAAGATGGTGTTGATGGTTCACCAGGTTCATCAGGTTCAGATGGAATAGATGGCACACCAGGTTCATCTGGTCAACCAGGTCAACCAGGTCAGCAAACATGGATTTCATATAACTGGCAAAGAGTTACTACCACAGTACAACAAACCATTCTATCTTATACTCAAAACACATCAAGACGCAGAGAGTGGTGGTCAAGGTATCCTAGTAACCAAACTACTACACAGGCAACACAACAAACTGCAAATGCTCAACAGTCACAACAGTATGCTATCAATAATCGTGCTGCTATGGCAGGTGGTCTTGGAGGGCAAGGTGGTACTGGAGGAGGAAAAGGAGCAGGTGGTGGAGCAGGTGTTGGTGGACAAGGAGGAAGCAAAGGTTTAGGTGGTCAAGGAGGACAAGGTGGTTTAGCTGGACAAGGGGGTTATAATGGAGTTAAGGGTGTTAAAGGATTAGCAGGTTCTGGTAGTGGAGGTAGAGGTTGGAACAATCTAACTGAAACTCTAAATTCCTCTGGTGGAACACCTGGCACACAGGGAACACCTGGTGGTGCAGGGACACCTGGTACACCTGGCACTTCAGCAACCGCAGCAACTCAAGGAACTCAAGGTCAACCTGGTACACCTGGTGGATCAGCGACTCAAGGAAATCCTGGTTCTGGTGGACAACCAGGTCAACCCGCACAAGGTGGTGCTGCTACAGATGGTCAACCTGGTCAACCTGGTACAGATGGGCAACCTGGTACTGATGGAACACCTGGTGGTGATGGGACACCTGGCACACCTGGCACACCAGGTCAACCAGGTACAGATGGCACACCTGGTGGTGATGGGCAACCTGGTACACCTGGCACACCTGGTCAACCTGGTGTTGCAGGTGGAGACTGGGGTAAGTCAAATCCTGGTGGAGGTGCTGCAGGTAGAGCAGTATCTGGTACACCTTATCAAGTCATCCCAAATGGAGGAGACATTCGAGTAATTTACTAATTTATTATGGCACATTATCCTTTATTACCTCATCCGACATATGATGAGTGTGATTTTGCAACTTGGGAAGATGGATTTACACCTGATGAATGTGATAGAATAATTGAAATAGGTGAGTTATATAATGCAATGAACTCTACAGTGGGTGCAGATGCTGAAAAACAGAAATCAAATGAACAAATAAGAAAATCATTAAATTCATGGATAGGACTGAATAAAGATACTGAGTGGATATATGAAAGGTTAGGAAATATATGCAGATGTTTAAATGGATTACATTGGAGATTCGATATATCAGGATTTGCTGAAGATTTACAATACACAAGGTATAATAGTGATGGTTGTTTTTATGGATGGCATATAGATAATGGTATAAAAGGATCTGAGTATCCTCAACGAAAGTTAAGTATCACCTTACAGTTATCAAATCCTGATGAGTATGAAGGTGGTGACTTTCAAATTCATTCTAGTAGACTCTCAACACTTCCAAAAGAAAGAGGTTTGGTGATTGCGTTTCCAAGTTACTCATTACATCAAGTCACACCTGTAACTAAAGGAAGTAGGAAAAGTCTAGTGGTATGGTTATGTGGAAAACCATTTCAATAACTGGCACAAATGGACTCACACAAAGGGTATAAAATTTGCTATAATAGAGATATGAAAAACACACATCTCGAACATCTAGAAGACAATATTCTCAATGGTTCACCTAAAGAAACCATTGATTTCCTAAAATCATTTGGTCACATGCTGACTGGTAGGAAATCCAATTTAACAATCAGCACAAAGTGGGATGGTTCACCTGCTATTATTTGTGGCATTGACCCACAGACTGATAGATTCTTTGTTGGTACTAAATCAGTATTCAATAAGTTCAATCCTAAAGTTTGTTACACAGAGACAGATATAGATTTATATTATTTTGCACCTGATGATGAACAGTTAGCAAATAAACTTAAAGTATGTCTTAAGTATCTACCTACACTAGGTATCAGAGGTATGGTTCAAGGAGACTTGTTATTTACTAATGATACACAATATGCAAATTTAGATGGTGAAAGATATATTACATTTACACCTAATGCTATTACCTATGCAGTTCCAGTTGACTCTCTCAAGGGCATCAGTATCACAGAGGCAGAGTTAGGTATAGTATTTCATACAGTTTACTTAGGAGACACCATACAGACCTCTACAGCAGGGGTAAATGCTCAATTAAAGATACCTAGCACAAAAGAATGTTATGTTGCAGATGCTAATTTTGTAGATGAGTCAGGTATTACTAAGTTCAATGTTCGTGATAGTGCTAAGTACACTGCTCTTATCAACAGAGCATCAGGTTCTATACACAAGTCAAAAGAGTTTCTAAAACTTATACATGAGTATGGCACATCTAAATTCTTGATGGCAACACTATTCAAACAGTTTTTCAATGACAGAATTAGAACTGGTAAGGGTGTTGTTGATACTAAGAGAGTTGCAGGAGACTTTGCACTATTCTATGCGAGAAAGATGGATGAAGAGATTGATAAGAAAAAGACTGAGACTGCAAAGAAAAGATATATGCACATGAAAAACATGGGTCTAAAATTCATAGAAAAGTTTGAGTTAGAAATCTATTTTGTGGTTGCATCTTACATCTCAGTTCGTACTGCTAAGAAGATGGTACTAAGTCAGTTAAATAAGGTAGATAGGATCAAAACTTTCGTTAACAAAGTTCCTTCACAACCAGAGGGATATGTGGTATCATATAAGGGTACTAACCTAAAGTTTGTTGATGATGATTTTAGGCAAGCAAACATCACTGTTGTAAAATCATGGACAAAGTAGCAACATTTAAGGACTTTATCAAGGTCAGAGAATATATCACACTAAAGTATGAATATTATGCTAGACTAGGTAGGTTCAAAGACTTATCTCCAGAGGAGAAAATCGAACAAGATGCCTGTTGGAAACTCATTAGAGAACTCAAAGGGTTTATGGATAATGTTGAAGAAAATTTTGAAGATCCTGACCAATATCATGACTTCTTACTTGATGACAAAGTTATCCCATTTGATATATTAACTACCAAAGATTGTGAATGATTACACCAATAGCACACAAATTTAAAGTCTTTGATGATTTTATTAGTCCAACTTATCAAAATGTTATAGAACAATTATTATTAAGTCCAGAAGTCCCTTGGAATTGGCAGGAGTCAATGGATTATAAAACAGGTGATAAGAGAGGTGGTGGATACCCACAATTTACTGTTAATGTATTTGAAGATGGAAAGGTGTTTGATACATCACTCTATCACACTATGATAGGTTTAATGAGTAAGGTAGTAGATGATATTTTACCAGACTACAGACCAGTAAGGATTAGAGGTATATTACAGACACCAGTAAAAGATGACATAGTGCATTATCCACCACATACAGATACAACTGACTCTGGAGGATTTAGTGCCATATATTATGTTACTGATGCTACTGGAGACACATATCTATTTCAAGAGAGAGATATTAATGATGAGGTAGGAATAGAAAATAGATTTGAACACAAGTGGGAACCAATAGATCGTATATCACCAAAGAAAGGTAGATTAATAGTATTTCCATCTAATTTTTATCATGCAGGTTCACCTACTGATAGTCAAAGAAGAGTGTTGATAAACTTTAATTTTATGTCATAAATAATTTTATGAGAAAAATTGCAATCGTAGGTGCTACACCCGAAGCGTTTATACAGTTATCATTGCTTATAAACAACAGAAGGTATGATGGCAAAGAAAAGTATGGTGATGATGAGTTCACCCTAATACATGACCCTGACAAAGTATATCCATATATGCTGAGTGGGATAGGTGTTGCGTTCCAAGAAGTATTAGAAAGAGAAATATATTTTACAAAAAGATGGTTAGATAAGTATTGTGACGGTGTTGACAGTTGTGGGTATAAGTATGTTGGTTGGGGTAACAGAAGAGATAAAAACTTTATGGTAACAGGATGTAGTAATACATTTGATATTGAAAAATTTAGACAGCATTTTTTAAAAGATGGTGGTAAGATATTTGGAAAGAATGTAAGTATAATACAACAGAAAATAGATTCATTCTCTGTTACTGATGATAAGTGTTTAATTAATAATAATGAGTATGATTATGTTATAGATTGCACAGAGAAAAATCCACTAGGATGGGAAGATGATTACATGAGTCCAAGTGTGACATTTAGTAATAGTGCCATAATGATAGAGATACCAGAGAAAGGTCATTGGAATTATACTATTGAGTATGCTGCTAAGTATGGTCACATAGTGGGTTTACCATTGCGTGACAGTCAAAGATGGATATATCTATACGATAACACTATTACTCATGAACTAGAGGTTGTAGAGGATTTTAAGGAGGTATTTCCTAATTTTAAATTTGATGAGACAGTCAATGGTGGACAAAGAACATTCTTTTATCAAGAACATTCATGGACACCTAAAATATCAAATTATATTATACATCCTGACAACAAAAGATATATGAGAAATGGTACTGCATTATTAAATATAGAACCTGCAAGTCCTGGAACCAGTGCAGAGTCAACTTGTTTTGTAGCAGAACAAATATGTAGATACCTTTATAATGATAATGCTAGAGAAAGAGAGGTGCATGACCATATGCTACAGTTACAATATGGTAGTTATATTATACAAACTCTACAATCTTTTTTATGTTTTACATATCAATATGGGTCAAGACATGATACAGAATACTGGAATGGAATTAAAGAGAAAACAAATGAGTATTTGAATAGTCCGATATTCTCGCATCCTGGTGCATTTACAGGAAATAATTTCTTAGATAAGATAGTAAGTGATACATTTACAGAGGAAGATTTTAGAATAGCACATCATGGACAAAATGCTAGTGGTGAGTTGATACTACCATACTCATGGATGAATAATGCAAATATGTTTTATGAGTATTCAATAGGTTTAGGTAGTCCCTATGCAAATTTATTATCAACTATGGGGGAGACTGACCCGCCAGAACCATTTGGAACAATAGGGTACGATTGCGTATGAATATAGTAATAGTTGGAGGAGGTACATCTGGATTAGTCACTGCTGCAATTATGCAGAATTTTTGGAAAGATAAAGTAAATATATCATTATATTATAATCCAGACAATCAAAGTATAGGTGTAGGGGAGGGAACTACACCTAGTTTTATTGATGTCTTAAATGAAACTTTGGGATACTCTACTGAAGATGCTATCAGAGAGTTAGATGCAACAATTAAGTTAGGTGTATTGTTCAAGGATTGGATTCCTAATACACAGTATTATCATGGATTTGTGGAAGTTGCAAATGATGAGACAGACAAGAGAAGTGATAAGTTATCAAGTAATGTAAGTTCATTCTATTCTTTAATTAATGATTGTTATAAGGGTGGTATCAACTTCAATGAACCAACAAATACTATTCCTACTGAGTTATATAAATGTGACTTTGCATTTCATATAACCACAAATAAATTATGTGATTTTCTGTTTAAATATTTAAAGGGTAGAGTCAATGTCATAGAAGATAAGGTAAGTGAAGTAAATACTGATGGTAAAAATATACAAAGTATTATATGTGAAAAGAGTGGAGAGGTGAGTGCAGATTTATTTGTAGATGCAACTGGACTTGATGCTATGTTACTTAATAAGTTAGATGGTGCAGAGTGGGTAGATTTATCTCATCATTTACCATTAGATAGAGCAATACCACAAAAGATAAAAAATCACAGTGATTTTATTCCTAGTTACACACTAGCAAATGCAACTAAACATGGGTGGATTTGGCAAATCCCGTCACAAACTGAATATGGTACGGGTTACTTATATTCATCTAAGTTCACTACTGATGATGAAGCAAAACATGACTTTGATAATTGGTTAGCAATAAATCATTCTGAGAGATTAGATGAAGAACCTAGAATAATAAAATGGAATAGTGGTTATCAGAAAAAAGCATGGATAGGTAATTGTTTAGCAGTAGGTTTATCAGGTGGATTTATTGAACCACTTGAAGCATTAACTCATCAATATCTAACATTCATGGTAGAGACATTCATGAGTCTAAATTCTACTCTTAAAATGTTAGATTATAATAGAGATAGATTTAATATGGTTCAGAATAGAATACTATTTGATTACACACAGTTTTTAAACTTACATTATTGTACAAATAGAACTGACTCTAAATTCTGGAGACACATGAAGAATAATAAAACTGACTGGGTAAGGACTTTGGAGGAAAAATGTAAGCATGAGTTCCTAGATGTATTTGATACTGATGATATGTTAGATTATTGGGGTAATGATAATTACATACAGGTAATGAAGGGAACTAACCTATTCAATAAAGATGCAATACAGGATTATATGCAATCAAGAAAAAATCCAGAATTATTATATGATGATGCTAGACAGCAACATGACTATATCATGGATTACAAGAGTAAAACAATAATGGTAGATCATAAGGACTATCTTGAGACAATTAAAAAGGTGTCACATCTACCCTACCTAGTCTAACAAAATGGATTATAATAGAAACATGGGAGGCATGGGTAGTGGATACCATTGCAAGACTCTATGGTTGTCTCTGTTCAGCAGGGAAATTACGGTCTGTAAGTCTAATGAACACGCTTTTAAGTCGAACCTCTCCCATACCTAATGAAAATTCCAAAAAGATCAGAAATGGTAGCATCACAAATCGCAGGTAAAAATGCAAAAATTGCAGGGCATGAGTTTGAACATAAACTTGCAGCAACTTTTGATAATTTGTTTGGTGGTAAACATACTGTTGATGGAAGATCAAATACTAAAGTTGATATTAAAGAAGAAACTAGAGACTGGAATTATAGTGTAAAGAGTGTATCAAAGAACCATACACAGGTAGGTTTATATTCTACCTCTAAATGGATTAAACACTTTAAATTATCCAATACATTATGTGGAGAATTTCTAACTCAATTCTTTGGGTATCCAAATGAAGAACTAAAGTCTATTGTAAAACAAAAGCACCCTGAGTTAAAATTATCTGATAAAGAAATACATCAAAACAGAGTATATAAAGATAATATTGATACTAAAGTATCAGCATCATTTTTAAGATGGATGAATACAAACAAGATGGAAGTCTTTGAAGTAATTGTAGCAAAAGGATTTGAAGGTGAGTCAGTAAATACTCTTGTATGGCATTTAAAGGGTACTGAGAGGATAACTATGATTCCACTAGATACATTAAGGGCAAAAGTAAGAACTGGTAAATGGACATTAAATAATACTACCGCAGAGTTCAGAACTAAAGATGGTGAAAAACTATTCCATCTACAAATGAAGGGTAGCGGTAAGAAATATAATTCTGGTTATCATGGTATGATGTTTCACATTTATAGATGAAAAAACTATTAAAAAACTTAAAATTAAAGAGACTATTACAAAAGTCTCATCCAAACAAAAAAATAACAATCACAGATAATCCTGATGGTTCACAAACTATTTCAATCCTATGACTAATCAACACAAAGCAAGAAATATTATGTCTGATGAAGCATGGGACATGGTATGGGAAGGACTTAAAGAATACTGTAAAATAAATGGTATGTCAGAGGACTATATTAAATATGATAATTATTTTAGAAGTCAATTAGTATTCACTAAATTAGAGACTAGACAAAAATATATCAGGGAAGGCATGGAGTCAATAGTTGGTATGTTTGAAGTCACCGAAGCAGAGGAGGGAGATACACCAAAATGAAAAACAGAATTAAAGTTGGATTTGATTTATTCCAGATGGAACAACTAGATCATATCCTTAGAGAGATAGAGGAAAATCCAGAATTAAAACATAGATTAATTATGGATGATAAAGCATATGATGAGTTGTTAGGACTTGTTAATAATGTAAAAAAATGCTATAATAAAGCATTAGATCAGATCGGTTTTACTGTTCAAGATCATTTTTTAGACAAAAACGATTATCCTGATAAATGTGATGAAGTCATCCAGATCATTAATGAAAACCTATAAACCAATTGTTCTGGCAAGAATGATAGGTACTTATGGTATAATATTAGGATACTTTGTTACATTGCATATCAGCACTTATGTTGGTGCTATGTTTAATGTAGTATTTGAACTGATGGCACTACCATTTTATATTAAAAATAAAATGTGGGATGTCGTAATAATGTTTGTATTCCTATTGACTATAGGATTCAGCAAAATTGCTATTGGAATTAATTAATGGAAATTAAACGAAAACTAAAAGCACAGGTGAAGACTAAATTCTATTACCTATTTTGGGGAACAGCAACCCTATCGGTATTTGCAGGACAACTTTATGTTGGTCTAGGATACAGGCAAATGTCAGCATCACTTGATGCTTGGTTTGATAAAACTATCTCAATTATGATACAAAAGAGACTGGGAAGCATACGACAAGAACCTAGAGGATATTATATGCCTTTACCTACTGAACCACAGGGTCAGTATCCTAGGGATGGGGTGATTAGATGAATTTTATTTCTTTCATAAAGAAACTCATGTCAAGGAAGAATGTGACAGAAATAAAACCTACACACAAACATAAAAGAAGAGACTTAGATTCGCTATAATAGATGTATAAGAGAAATTTATTATTATGCATCCAAACGGTTTAAACATACAAGTCACACCTAGTCAATATGATTTTTTATATGACCTAGTTATGACAGCATACGATTTAGATATTCCAGTTCAAAAGGGATGGGATATACAAACATTTGATAATTTAGTTGACAATGTTTGCAATGCAAAGCAAACATATTTAACTGATGATGTAAAAGGAGTATTGCACAATGGAGTTACACACAAATGAAAATTAAATGGCAACCCAAAGTAGGAGATCATTGCGGTATCTACTACTATACTGATGTTCACCCTGCTACTGTTATTAAGAGAACACCAAAATTTGTATGGATACAAGAAGACAAATATGAATTACAAAAGGACTGGAAACCTGAGATAATTCCTGGTGGATTTGCAGGACATTGTACAAATAATAATAGTCAAAGATATGATTTTACCAGAAATGAAGATGGTAGAGTTAGTAAATTTAGTTTAAGGAAAAATGGTAGATGGTGTAGATGTGGAGATAACTCTACATATCCAACTACCATACATGAAGGATGGAGAGCATTTTACGATTACAATTTCTAAACTGTCACATCAATAGCAGATTTTATATTCATTATCCATTATAATATTATTATTGACAGCAAAACTTTGAATACAAAACTTAAATCACATCAAACTAAAGCACTTAACATAATGGCAAAACATCCTAAAGGATGTGTCTATGTTCCTACTGGTGGAGGTAAGACTATTTGCATGATCGCTGATGCTTACAGACAACTAGAGAATACTACTCTACCTAAAACTATTATTGTTGTTGCTCCTAGAATACTACTAGCACAACAATTATGCTCAGAGTTTTTGACTCATATCAAAGATGTAGAGGTGCTTCATGTACATAGTGCAGAAACAGAGTTCAAGAGTACAACCAAAACTGATGTGATTGATGACTGGCATTTCAACAGTACCGAAAATCAACTCATCTTTACTACATACCATTCACTACATAAAATTGCTGACTCTAGCATCAATGTCGATACAATATACTTTGATGAAGCACATAACTCAGTACAAAGAAATTTCTTTGATGCTGTATCATACTTCTCAAGACATTCTACTAGAAAGTATTTCTTTACTGCTACACCTAAGTACACTAGATCAGCAGATAACAAGAGAGGTATGAACAATACTAAAGTATTTGGTAATACTCTAATAAATGTCCCTGCTCCAGAATTAGTCAAGAGTGGATGTATTCTATCACCTAAACTAGAAGTATTTGATAGAGAAGAAGAGAGAAACAAAGAAAATGCTAGTGAGATTGACAGGGATGTCGTCCTAGACATACTAGACAATATTGATGAGAATGATAATTCTAAGGTATTAGTTGCATCACCTAATACTAGAGTCCTATGGGCAATGTTATCACAGACTGACATCATTACTGAACTATACAAGAGAGATTACCATATTATGCACATTACCTCTAAGCATGGTGCATATATCAACAAAAAGAAAGTTCGTAGAGACAAATTCTTTGATACTCTTACTAAATGGGGTGATGATGATGACAAGAAGTTTATCTTGTTTCATTATTCTATCCTATCAGAGGGGATCAATGTCAGAGGTCTTACTCATACTGTATTGTTGAGAAATCTACCTATAATCGAAATGGCACAAACTATTGGAAGGGTCATCCGATTACATAAATATGATTATCAAGATATACAGGAAAACAAACTTAAAGCGGGTGATATTGAATCATATCGCAAACCACATGGTATAGTAAATGTTCCTGTAAACAGTAGATCTAGTAAGGCAACTAGAAACCGACTTCAGAAATTAATTGAATTAATCTTTGAAGATGGATTACCTGCACATTCATTCGCAAACTAAAATGACTACTTTCATTCAACAAGTAACCTATGTGGTAGATGGTTCATCTACCGAAGTAACAGAGGAAGTTACAGCATCAACACCTACTGCTGCTAAGAATTTCATCCAAAATCGTGATGGAACTAGCATACAAGTTGTTAAAAACTTAACTACTATTCCACCAGTATCCTAACCCTATTTTATTATTATGTCTTTATTTGATACAAACAACAGAACAGCGTCAGTCACATTTTATCGTAACGATATGGGACTAATTACTGTTGATGTCCCTGCAACCAACTATGATAGTGCTAAAAGAACTGTTATAGAACAGTATGGTGATGTTGACATTAAAAGAGTAAATCTCAACTAATGAAAGATACCATACTATTTGGAGACTGTAAGGATACCCTAAAAACAATTGATAGTAAGGTTCAGATGTGTGTAACATCCCCACCTTACTATGGATTGAGGGATTATGGAGGGGAAGAAAATCAGATAGGTCAAGAGAATACACCCGAAGAATATATTAATAACTTAGTGGAAGTTTTCCGAGAAGTTAGAAATATATTATCTGATGATGGAGTCCTATGGGTAAACATAGGAGATAGTTATTATAACTATAGACCAGGAAAAGGTCAAGGATTAGTTAAGCAATCAGTATCTAAAACTAATCAGGATTTACCAACTAAATGTAATCGTAGAGCAAATAAATTAGAAGGATTAAAAGAGAAAGATTTAATCGGCATCCCTTGGATGTTGGCATTTGCACTTAGGTCTGATGGATGGTATCTAAGGCAAGATATTATATGGCATAAACCTAATCCTATGCCTGAGTCAGTAAAAGATAGATGTACTAAGTCACATGAATACATTTTTCTTTTGAGTAAAAACAAAAAGTATTATTATGACAATGAAGCAATCAAAGAACCAGTCAAACAAGACTGGGGAACAAGAGATCGCACAAAAGGTAAGTACCATAATTCTGGTACTGGGTTATCTCCTCATAGTGGTTTATCCAAGTCTTATGACAGGAAAAATAAACGATCTGTTTGGTCAGTAACAAATAAACCGTATAAGGATGCACATTTTGCAGTTTATCCACCTGACTTGATAGAACCTTGCATATTAGCAGGGAGTAAGGAGGGAGATATAATACTTGACCCATTTATGGGGTCAGGCACTACTGGTATGGTAGCAAAGAAATTAGGAAGACATTACATAGGATGTGAGTTGCATGAGTCTTATGCTGAGTTAATTGATAAGAGAGTGCCAGTTGACAAACCTGTACACAATGCGTTAACTATGGCATTAAATATGTAATAATAGAAGTATAACATACAAAAGACTAATGAATCAGTTTAGAGTTGAATGTTCAGAGGTAAACTACTTCACAGTTCTAGTGGAAGCAGATACTGAAGATCAGGCAAGGGAACTTGCACATAAAGACATTAACTCATTTGAAGTAGAAGATGAGTATGTCTCAGAGTGGACTATTGAAAGTGTGGAGGAAGTTTAAATGACAGAACAAGAATCATTACAATGGGATGCCAACACAGTTATGGAACAAATCCACATGCAAGAAAGCAGACACATGCAAATGAGTGCATTATGTTCTTACTTGCTTCAATATCCTGATATGACAATCAAAGACTTTTTTGCAATGGCAAGTGAAGAGATCAGAGAAGAAGAAGAAGAAATGGGGTATTACGAATAATGACTCAATTAATTAAATTTGAATACAGTCTAACTGAAGAAGAACTATTATGCATTTTAGATATGGCATCTTATGGTTCTAATTACTGGGCAAGTCAGATTAATTTTGATTTTGACCAGACTGATTTTATCGAGGTGTTAGATGAAATGTCTGGAGAGAAATATAATATCACAAAAAATCAAATAGAGCAATGCATTGTTGCAATTGCTGAAAATAAAGTTGAGATACAATTACATTCTAGCAATCGTAAGAAAGTATATGATTACATGACTAGAGATATATGGGATACTGATGCATGTTCATCAATAGACTATATTTGTGATTCTACAATGGCAGACTGGATTTTGCAACTTGCATGTATGGGTGATATTCCTTATGGATAGTGCCAATTAAATCTCTGTCCACTTTTAGTACTCAAGTTCAGAGTCATCCATTATAATAAGAATATAGTCAGAGGGTTGACTAGGTTACTATTGTTATCATTAAAGCGTAGGTAACGCAACTCGCCACCACCCTACCGCCCTCATTTTATTAAAGGAATTCAATTATGCCAAATTGGTGCAGAAACAGAGTTACAGTATTTGGTACTGAACAAGAAATATCCAAAGTGGAAAAAATCTTTTCATCTAAGGATACAGTATTCGGTAAGATTATACCTAGTCCAGACTGGGCAACTATTCCAAATGAAGATGGAGAGTTACCAAAAGTAGTAGAGCATAAACAACCAAATGGTGAAGTTTCATTTGTAACAACTGAGTTCCCTAGTGGAAAACAAGACTCAAGATGGTATGACTGGAATATCGCAAACTGGGATACAAAATGGGACATAGCAGGTAGTGTTCAATTTGAGTATGAAGACTCAGAACAAATTGAAATTACTTTCAATACAGCATGGAGTCCACCAGAATCAATATGCCATAAGTTAAGAGAAATGTTCCCTGACCTTAGCGTATCATGGTTCTATGATGAACCAGGAATGGAAGTTGCAGGTTATCTGTAAACCACTTTGATTAGTGTCCACTATTGGTTTAATTTTGGACACTAACCAATTACAATAGTATTATAACAAACAAATTTCAAATGTCAGATTACACAAAAAATGAGTTAGCACTCTTAAATCTAACTAACGACATAAGCAAATTATTTTATTATGTTGGTGAAGAAGATGACTCAATTCCAGTATCATCACTCAAAAAGTTTGAGCAGTATTGTGTCAAATTTGTAAATGCTATCGAGGTAGATCATGATGAGTAATCAAATGTTATTTTTAATTGATGTTTACACAGACTGGTGTAAGAAACAAAAATTACCTAGACTTAGTGCTGATGACTTACTTTATGGTGCAGACACTAAAGGTAAATTAAACATGATGCAAGTTAAATGGTTAGAGTCATTTATTGATACATGGGACATTATCAACCAACATACTTAACACTATGGAAATTTTAATCTTAGTAGGTGGTTGCTATGCACTTTATACTGTAGGTATGGCAATTGCTACTACAATCGACTACAATTCTATTAACAAAAAAAGAAATGGAAAAAACTAATATGACTCAAAATGAGTTACAAGAACTTAAATGGCATTTAGTAGATCGCATTGTGGATCAAATGTCAATGGAAGATTTAGTTCAATATGTCAAGGAGGACATGGAAAACTACATGGACAAATTATCTGAACCTGAGTTTATTGTTGAAGCAAAAAACTACTGGGAAGATATGTATGATGATGTAGTTGAAGAAATCAAAGAATATGCAAATTGTGATTTTAAAAAACCAAAAGAGTTAAGAACATGAGACATTTAATTCCATTCACAAAAGATCAAATCTCAATAATCGAGACAAGTCTTAAAACATCACTCAAATATGCTGATAGCGAATATATCAGCGAAGTTGATGCAATTCTAAAAGAAATTAAAAACAATACTAGATTCTCATGAAACAAAATAGATTAAAACTAACTGATAAACAACTCAAGAGTTTATACTATTTTATTTCTAGTAGAGTTCCCATCAATCCAGAATTAGATCAAATACATTCTAAACTGTTCAAACTATTTTGGGATGGACAAGAAAACCAGTTATCAAACTGACCACTAACTCATTGTTTTTTAAATTTCATTCATTATAATAGTAGTATATCAAGGAGAATTATGGGAAAACCAACTGGACAAATGCAAGAACATACACAGGAACTTCTTGACCACTATAATGAACTCTTTAACTGGGAGTACAACGAAATGTGTGAATTCATAGAAAATTATGGTGAAACAGAGTTTCAAACACGCTATACAAAGTATCATCAATTAGTTGACGATTATGGTCAAAACTTAATAGATGAATTTGCAAATCATTTTGATATTGATACAATAGATCATTTTGAAGATATGTATCAAGGACAATATAAAGACGGTGGTGATTTTGCAGAGTCACTTGTTTCAGAGTGTTATTCAATGGACATTCCTAGTTGGGTGGTAGTGGACTGGCAATCATCATGGGATAATGCTTTATCTTATGATTACACAGAAATTGGTGAAGGTTACATATTTAATGACAATTATTAAAGTGTCCATTTTTTGTCCTTTTTTTAAAATTTATCCTTTATAATAGTATTATACAGACACAGAGACTATGATTTTTGAAAACACATGGCAAGGCGAAACAGTTTTGCATGAAGCATTTATTGAAGATGATTCATCAGTTTCAATCAGAGAAGTTACCCTTGGAGGTGACCCAGTAGAGGATTTTGTTTCATATCATCCCAGTATTGGTGCTAGTGATGATGAACTCACAAAGATTTGTGATGACATATATCAAACACTTATGGGTGCATTTGTAGCAAAAATGGTGGACTTAGCATAATGAGAACATACGATTTTAACAAATTTAATAATGACCCTAATGGTAAGTTTTTACCAGTAGAGACTTTTGAATCAGAGTATTTTGGTAGGCACTTCTTTCTTGACTCAGAATTAGAGTTTATCTCAGCACCTAGTTTCAAGTCAGGTGGATATGATGAGAGTCAGTTAGATTATGTTGGTAACTGGACTGACCTCGAAGGAGTTAATCTTAATAAACTTTTGGACATTTACAAAGTTTTAGTTAAAATGAGATTAGTAGAAGAATTGGAGTTCACAAACTCATGATGGTTATTTTAGAATCAATCGAATACGATAGAACTACATCCGAGCAAGAAGAATTGGAGTTCAAAGAGTTCAATGCTCTAGGATTCTGGGATTACACTACCTCGGATGACCTATGGACTAGAATAGAAAAGTACATGGGAACTAAATTACATTCACTCACATTTTGTGACAATAGACCACATACATTAACATCATTCAAATGAAATACAATGTTACAGACATAGAATTTTACCTTGATGAGGTCGGGGATGGAATTCCAGAATTTCAATTAACTTTTGATGAAGAAATTGCAATTAGAGATTCAGCACTAGGTATATGGGAAGCAAAAAATGAAGATGACTTAAGAGAATCAATTATTGATTCTATAGGTTATTATCCAGTAAAAATAGATTTTGAAATACAACTGAAGTGACACTTATATTAGTGTCCACAATTGGTTTAATTCTGGCAATCCATCCTTTATAATAGTATTATAAACAGTTAAGGATTTATGAAGTACATCATCTACACTAACCCAGTTCAGTTTACAACAGACTACAATCACGCTAATGTTATTGCTGATGAACACTTTGAAAAAACTAGAGAAATAGTTGCTATCGAGGAAGTTCATAGGTTATGCCAATTTCCTAGTCAAAATCCTGACCATTACAAAACAGCATATTTTATGGAGTTTGCAAAATGAAGAAATTATTAGACCAAACAAAACTGTATCGTTATAAAGGTACATTATTCACTGGTAAGGAAATAGAGGATATAATCGAATCAGCATACAACGATCTAATGAAAACCAAAAAAGGAGGACAAACAAAATGAGTTGCATACAAAACGAAATATTAATGGAAGACTGTTTTGATGAAGCAATCGAGGATTTTTGTAAAGCAAACAAATTGACTTCAGATATGTTTGCTGAAATATCTACTCATGCAGGTGTAATATTAGCACTTGAAAAGTCAGCAGTCAAGAAATTCGAGGGGTTGTGCCAGTGAAATTACCGTCCATAAATTTACCAAACACTTGGAGTAACTACTATAATAAAGGTATAGCGAATCCAAATTTTATGAACACTACCGACAAAGTAAATGCAGAAATTCAAGAATTCACAGATTATGTGTTTTCTTTTTACGGTTCAAGTGATGCACTTTATCCTATGAGACATAACGATACTAATCAGTTAGTGACTAAGTATGAAATTATGTTAGCAATTGATCTCTACCTTAAAGAGTGTAAGAGAAGAAAAAATGAGCAAGTGCCTTTTACCTATGGCGGTGGCGATTCTCTTGATAGAGAGAGAGTAAGAGACATTTTAATCAAGTCTTTCAATTTTGACAAATTAATGTATGGAGGTGCGGTTTAATGACTAGAAAAGAATATGAGTTGATTTATGACTCATTCAAGTATTATCATGTACTTATGGATAATGAACAAAGAGAGTTATCCGAGCAAATCCTAGAAAACCTATTTACTGAGAAAAATGACTGAAGAAACTATGATCGAGAAAAACCTTAAATTCTGTATCGAAGAATGTGGTATGGGTGATGATGAGATCGGGGAAGTACTTAAGGCAACTGAAAACTTAAGACTTCAATCTGTTCAGCAATTTTTTGAAGAATTCGTATTCATGGTGGAGGGAACAGTTCCCGAAGATAATTTTAAATATCATGCACCAGAATATTTGAATATTGCTCATTTTAATGCTATGTACTGGGAGCAAGATTTTAGCGGTTTTGAGGACAGTAATTAAACTGTCCACAAATTATCGAAATTTTACAATTCATTCTTTATAATGGTATTATACAAACAAATTAAACTATGGTCACTTTAAAAGCAAATTACACCGATACTTTAAAACCAGAAACAGTTAAAATTGTTGATGAGTTAACTGAATATGATTATGAACTTGAGCATGTATTAGATTTTATTGATACATGGGGTGAGCAAAATATCAAATATTGTGAAGAATACCTTGATCTAGTTTCTCAAGTGTTCGGATATGGTGATGAAGTTGAAATAGTTGACGATTACATTAATAATGCCCTCGGTAGCATTCAATATGTTGGTAGTATTGATGCTGATTCTTATGTTGGTCAGTATGACGATATTGAAGACTTCATAAAAGAATATGAACTGGTAGATCAAAATATTCCCGAATGCCTAGTTATAGACTGGGATGCTACATGGGAAGCAAATGTAAGGCATGATTATTATAGATCGGATGATGGTCACATTTGGAGGTGGCAGTAATGAATATTAACAAATATGTCAATTCACACACATATTCATTTTTATCCTTTTTATTTGTTATCATAGTATTATCAAGCAATTTTCTAAATTATGCAAGTTTCTATTAAATCCATATCTGATGATTATACAGTATCAGATTTAATGACCTTACAACAGAGAAAAAACCTAGACTTTTTTGATTCTAAGGATGATTTACTAGGCAACTTTAGTTGTATGCTTCAATGGAAATATATCACTTGCGGGTACAATTACGAAAAGCAAGAACCATTTTTCATATATTCAGATACTCAGCATTATACACTAGAAGAATTATTTGATAAGAAAAAACCAACACCTCGGACAGATAACCCTGATTTATATAATGCAAACTTCTAAAAAAACCAGTTGACAAACTGTCCATTTTTGCTTCCATTTTGGCAAAAAATGGTTTATTATTATAATATAATCAATCAATCATCATTTTATGTACAATACAGAATTAACAAACAGACTAATCAATAGAATCAAAGAAGTAGAAAAGTTTAACGATATTGCTTATATCTGCGAAGACTTTGAAACATTCGTTTTTGAAATTTCAGAGTGGGGAGTAGATCATATTGGTGGCGTAGATTTTGATGATCCTACCCTAGATCCAACAATGCTAGATGAGTTTTTCCAAACTGAAGGATGTACAAAAGAGAATCCCCATCCTTGCAGTAAGTATGCTGAAGCAGTTTACATGTAACTAATTGTTACGATTCCCCCATTTTTACTATCAATGGGGTCTAAAATCTTTTATAATGATAGTAACAAACATCATTCTTTCCTTTTTATATCATGAGACAAATTGAAACTAACATGAACATGGCAATTAGATCACTTTTATCAGGTGGTTCTACTAACTGGGCATCATCTAATACTACAGTAACCAAAAATCCTAATAATGGCAATGTTACAGTATTACTACATGGTAACCATATAGCAACAATTGCTAATGACTTCGTAGCAATTTATGATGGCGGTTATCAGTCTAATACAACTAAATCTAGGTTAAATGCATTACTTAGTGAGTTTAGACCGCATACAAGAGTATTTCAAAAGAATTATGAGTGGTTTATATCTTATGCAGGTAAAACTTTCGATTTTGTTAGTGGGTCACTGGTCTAAACCCACTATTTCTTTATACTTATTCCTTTATTAAATATCAAACAATGCCCAGAAAAACATCATTAACTATTGACAAACTAAGCAAAGATATTAAATTCTTTAGTGGTTATGTTGCTGAGTGTGAAATACTTTTAAATACAAGTTACTACGGGAAAGAAGATTATTTGTTGCAACTTATCGCTGAAACTTATACTTATGATGACCTAATCGTATCTTACAAAGTGTTAGATAGTGGTGATTGTTTACTCTATATTAATGGATATGGGACAAAACAAATTAACTCACTAATTAACATTATAGATGAAGACTCAAATGTTATTGACATACAGTTACTTTCTATTGCTGAGTGTTAAATAGTGGGTCGAGTTGCGGTCGCTAAATTTTAATGAGACTAGAAGACTTCCGAGTAGGTTTAACTATTAAACATGCTAATATGGTGGGTAAAATACAATTTATAAGTGATACTTACATCACCTTTTGTATTAGTGAGAAACCAGTAGTATGTAATAATAGTAAATATAAAACCACTAAATGTTGTGTATTAGTTTATCCTAATGAGTGGAAAGATTGCGTACTAATTGATACAAATACCGCATAATGTGTAAATCGCAGTTATACAAATAGATCTCACACTTTTGACACTATGTAACATTTAAGCACCTTACAGTTAATATAAACAATTAACTCACAATTACTCAAAGTAATTAAATATCTAATTAAACATATATGAGAGATTTATAACAATAACTGTATGTTCCTTAAATATAAACAATTAGCAGTAAATGTGAGATCTTATTGTTAGTAAAGCGAGCATAACATAAGGAAAACAAAATGTCAACTAGCAGATACACAAAATAACACACAGTCCAGTAAATTGTCAGCATTATGTAACAATTAAGACTCACACAGTTGTTGATAATTAGTGAGAATTATGTTATAATACTAATAGTTAAATAAGAACAATGATTTGACAGTCTAATTGATAACAACTCACAGTAACTTGGCAGTCTTAGTTAATAAGAATGATGATGCAATTGCACTCACTATTATACAATTAAGGACAGTGTTTTTTGTTCTTAAATATTTTTTGTGGTTTCGTGATGGGGTGTTTTAATAGGGTTCCTTAATTCTAAGCTATAAACGACCCAATTCGACAAGTCTTTATCAGTCTGAAAAAAAAATTTCTGATATATAAAAACATTAGGTCAGTCCACATATTAGTGAAAAAATTTTCTAAGATAAAATTGCCTGTGAGGGTTGACTCAGTTACTGATGAATACATAATCACCATTCCTGAGTCGTTTGTTCAACAGTTAGATCTGTACGAGGATCAGGAACTTACATTACAACTATACGAAGAAGGAATCTACATTTCAGAAGAATGAACAAAACATACCACATATACTTTGAGGATAAGTGTTTGTTTAAGAACCTAGATCAACATGAGTTTGATGTCATCTGGGGGAGAATCTATAGGTCATACCACACAGATAGTATTACATACGAGTGTGTAGGTAGTGATTGTGACATTGTTGATAGTGGTCTTTTAGCAGATGCTTCGTACTGAAGGTTACACATGGGGTCCTTACCTGTGGCGAACTACAATACCATGGGATATAACAGAGGTTATACTTCAAAGGGCGAATAGTATTCGTGGGCATAAGTCTGCCACACCTATGCTACCTTTCAACTTTGATGACCAATGGCACTTTCCTAGTAAGGATATAGAGTGGTTCTGGGGGATCTTTAGACCTCATCTTAAGAAGTATTTGGGAGGTTATAGTCGCCACAACCAACTACCTGTTCCTACTGAGGATGATATTTGGGAATTCGATCATATCTGGGTTAACTACTACAAAGAACATGATATGACAGCACTCCACAATCATGTAGGAGATCTGTCTATTGTGTTGTACCTACAAATACCTACATATACAGACAAGGTGCTTGGAACTGCTCCTGAGCCTGGTTCTATCACATTCT